AGCACCGTAATAGTAGAACATCTATTGCGCCTTTGCCCTTTTACTCTTGTCTGGTTTGAATTCCTTGCCGTCGTTCAGTTCACGATACGACTCTTTGATGTTGTCCCAGTCTTCTCTGCTGATGTGTTTGGGGTGTCCCCACATCCATCCGTATTGTAGCACTGCACCCAATGCTGTTTTCAGTTTATCGTTATTCATTCTCTTCTCCAATCACGGAACCGTGCAGTCGCCTGCAACCCACTGAAGGTATTCTCGTCAATGAGTTTCTTGATCTCTCTGGTAGAAAGTCGATATGCCATGTCGTTGATATCCTTCTCCTTCAGGTTGTCTGGCCAGATGCAGACATCCCTCCCCAACTCTATCAACTTCTCGATGTATGAACACACCTGTCGGTTGCGAGGTTCGTTGTCCATTATCCAAGTCATCTCCGAGTCTGCAAACCGAGCAGGGATGTTCCTCAACGCACCCGCACCAACGATTGCTATCCCGTTGTCAAGGAACAGAGAATCAATCGGACCTTCCACGACGTACACTCGCTTCTTGGGATTCGTTCTCCACATCCCATACCACAACCTATCAATAGACTTGTCGCCCTTGACTGTGATGTACTTGAGAGTGGTTCGTGCGTTTGCTTCATCCTTCATGTTCAACGCACGACCCTGCGCACCCACAACCTTCCCGTGCTTGTTGAAGAACGGAATCACCAGTCGGGGTTCTGCACCAGTTGGGAGAGTGTCGGGATCTAGTCTGTGCATGAATGATCCAAAGTCGCTTGTGTAGTACAGTATGTTCCAGTACTGTTTTGGAATGATTCTATGATTGGCGAACTGTGCTGCTGGATGATCTTCGGGGAGATCCTTGAGTCGGATCAGCCCCTCCAGTATCGTATCGTCGGGTTTGAATTTCGGTGTTGACTTGTTTTTGAATAGCATCTCTTCGGACTCCCCCGGTTTCTCTTTACGTTCTTTTCCCAACGATTCCATCAGGTACTCTTTGCTCAATTGAATATCTAGGTCTTTCAACAGATCGTAGATACTGCACCAGTGGTTACAGTTGTGACACTTGTAAAAGAATCTTCCATGCCGGGTGTAGAAATACCCCCTTGCCTTCCTCTTGTCTTTCTTGCTGTCACCACAAATCGGACAGGAACAGTTGGCTGCGTTTTCCTTCTTCCACTTGAAGTTTCTGAGTTTGGTGGAAAGAAGATTGATGTATTTCTTGTCGGTCAATATACTCATAACAAAACTGGGGGTCAGTCGATCACATCACCCTCATCGTTTTCATAGGACATTGCCCACTCTCGCCACTCACGAAGTTCATCATCGTCTTCGTCATCACAAATAACTGGTTCTTCCCTATTGATGTCTTCCTCTAGTTTAGAATCAAACACTTCACCAAATTCTTCGTCTAGGTTTCTCTTGTTGGGATCAGCCATCTTCTTTCTCCTAAATTTTCCAATCAGAAAACTTCTCTTCGCTGTACTTGACTTCGGTTACGTCACCGGAGACTTGACCGGAACAGATCAGATCTTGTTGTTCCTTTGGTCCTACATCGTACAACTTCATCTTTGCCCTATTGATCCCCACCACAAATTTGCGGTTGGTTGCGGGATCGTTATACCTGTTCTTCAGTTGCTTCACAAGCACCTGATTCATACTATCTAGTTCTTCTGTTGCTATCACCGCAAACATAAAGTCGGCTGTCGCAGGAAGTCCAAACGACTCAGACGTATCCTCTAGTCCTACGTCTGTACTGGTGTACCCTGTTCGGTTGGTCTGTGTTGCGGAGAAGATAGGGACATCGTGTTCTACTGCGAAACCACGCAACTCCTCTGCGATTGCCTTCACATACATATAGGAGTTCACGTTGGCACCGTTCTTGTACCTTGCTGCTGCACAGATGTTGAGATAGTCTACGAAGATGATGTCAGGAACGAAGTTCTTCTTGAGTTTCAGTTCCTCCATCAACGCACGGAAATGGTTGACGTTCGCTGTTGCCGTTGGGTATTCCTTGACGATCAACTTCCCCGCGATCCCATTGGACACCCGTGCGATCTTCTTGTCGTAGACATCCTTCGGCAATGACTTCAGGTCATCCATTGTGATGTCCATCAGGTTCGCATCAATACGTTCTGCGATCCTTTCCTCTGCCATCTCGCAGGTGATGTACAGGACGTTCTTGCTTTGGGACAGGCAGTTCGCTGCGTGGTGACACATGAACAGAGACTTACCAACACCAGTTCCCGCCATCACAATCGAGAGGGTCTTGGATGGTATCCCACCATTGGTAATCTTGTTGAAGAAGTCGAGGTCGAACGAAATCTTGTCTTCCTTCCTGTGGTAGAAATCGTAGCGTTTCTCAGCATCTTCGATGTAGTCATGACCTACGCTGACATCGAACGAAACCGACAGAGCATCCTGCAAGAGTTTCGGGAGATGGTTCTTGCTCGTCTTCGACTTGCCATCGATGATTGAAATGCTCTCAAGGATTGCGTTATAGATCGAGCGATCCTTACACCACTTCTCTGTTGTGTCGAGGAGCCACTGTGGATCGGAAGATTCGTCCTCTTCCATAATTCCGACGATGGTGTCTTTGCATTCCTTGTACTCGGACTCGGTGAGAGAACCCATCTCTTCCAACCCAATGAGCAGTGCTTCCTTGGTTGGGAGATTGTTGTACTTGCCTACAAAGGATTCTATCTGAGAGAAGACCTTTCGGTCTGCTCGATCTGCGAAGTAATCGTCCCTGAGGAATGGCAGAACTCGTCGCGTGTAGTCATCATTCTTTACCAGATTCGCTAGGATTGTTTGTTCGATTCGTTCCAAGATTCCGTACCTCTTCTGCGTTCTTCTCAATGATATCCGTCAGCACCCTTCCCATCAAGTCCATAAGTGTTTGGTCTTGGGCGACTGAGTTGGGATTGTCGATGATGTCGTAGGTAAAGTTGACCGATGGCTTTTCGATGTCCTTTGAAAACGAAATCATTCCATAAGAGTACACCAGATCCTTGTAGTGTCCCTCAGTGATGTGGATTGCTCCGTGATCATTCTTCGGGTTCTGTGTGTACTGGTACTTCGGTACTTGTTGTGCTGCTTCCGTACTTGAACTCATGTGCTGCTGCCTCTTCTAGTTGGTTTAGAACCTCTTCGGTGAAATACTTTTCGGGTTCTTCATACATATGCTTCTCGTAGACCTTTCGTCCGTCTGGGAGTTGTACACGCGGACCTGCTTTCTCGAACACACCCTGACGGATGCCAAGATCGACCAGTCCGTAGTACTTGTCGAGTCCTCTGTCGTAGTGGAGTTTGACATCGACCTGCTTGTTCTCTCGCGTGAGTCTGCCCTTGAACAACTTGCACTTGATGATGTTGCCCACGATGTCAGTCCCCTCCTTGTCCTTCTTCTTTGAGAGGTAGACAATGGTAGAGGCGGCATACTTGAGTCCCGAGCCCCCTCCCATTTCTTTCATCGGAACGTACGCGCCCACGACCGCGTATGTGTGGTTAGTCATGATCATCGGGATGTGCGCCTTGCCCAACTTCAATGTAAGAACCCGGAACGTGGACTTCACTGCCTGCGCGCGAGTCATGTCCCGAGTCTGCTTACCTTCTGCTGTGTCAGTCATTTCCTTCATCGTACTGAGCATGCCCAGAGAGTCGAGAACGATGATCATTGGCTTTCGATCCTTCTCTGGCATCTCTAGAACCTTGTCAACAATCTGGATACACTGATGACGGAACTCCTCCACTGTTGCGACAGGGAAGACCGCAACTCTTGCGGGATCAATGCCCCTCTCTCGAATCATATCAGAAGTAACCGCTTGCTCAGAATCGAAGTAGAGAACTACTCCATCTTCGTTCTGATTCAAGAACGATGAACAGATGCCCAAGGCAAAGTATGTCTTGCCCGTGGCGGATTCGCCAGCAAGAGCCATAATCTTGTTGTCCGCAATTCCCCCAGAGAGAGAACCCGACAAAAGACCGTTGAAGATAAGACTACCTGTGTCTACGAACCCGGTGACATCACTGCCATCGACTCCTTCCGACACGATACTTGCGTATTCGTTGCCAGAATCCTTGATGATAGAATCGAGAAAACTCATTGTGTATACCTCTAACCAAACAAACCTTCGAGTGTGCTGACCTCTTCGTGATTCCAACCGATGGAATCCAAAATTGTCTTGAGGGGGTCAACGAATGCCTTCACGAACTGCAAGTCGTAGTCAACGTACTCGTCCAGTCCCAGTTCCTTCGGAAGTGTGCTGGGGAATGCGATGACCTTCTCCTTGAGTGGGTTAGGCATTTTCAGATATGCGAACTTCACCTTGTCGCCACTCACGATCTTGGTGTACTTTCTATTTAGTCCCTTCTCCTTGATCTGTCTATTGAATAAGAGGGAGCCTTTGACCGCGATTGGACATCCGGGACCGTAGATGGTTGTGGAATCGCTGTACTTGTCTAGGTTACGGACAGACCTCGGAAACGCTACTGCTTCTGGCGGAAGTGCATAGAACCTCTCCCGTGCTGCGTCGATGAACCGAATGATGGTATCCTCGTCGGTGTTGATGATCAACTTGATCGCTTCCTTGAGTTCGTTGCGAACCACTTCGGGGGTGCTGGACCGAACTGTCTCGATGCCCATCACCTTGATGTACGGTTCCGCGAAACGAACCCCCTCGCTGTCGAGGACGTTGAGGATGTACCGCTTCTTGGCAGTCCAGATTCCTTTGTCTGCGATGACCTCCCGACCCATCATCATCTTCTGTTGATAGGCATTCATAAACTCTGCAAGTTCCTCATACGACCTATCAATGATTGGTTGGATGATCTCCTCGCAGGCTTTGTCGAGGAAGTCTACCACTTCTCCTCGTGGCTTGTCTGAACAAACCTT